TCAGGCGTGATATTTCCGCAGCTTCTCCGCGGCGCTCTCCGCCTTCTCCCGCCGCAGGTGGGTATACACCGCCTCGACGACCTCCACCGTGTCCCCGGCGAAGTTGGCCGTTTCGCGCGGTGTCAGCCCCGCCTCAAAGCAGATCGTCACGAAGCTGTGACGGAAGCAGTGCGGCGTGATCTCCTCCGGCAGCCCGACCGCTTTGCAATAATCATCCCATTGCTTTTGCAGGTGCGACGTTGTCATATAGCCGCCGTCCCGGTCGGGAAAGAGCAGCCCCACGCGATTGCGCGGCAGTGCGTTGGCGAGCTGAGGGAGCAGCGGAACCTCGCGCGCTCCGTTCTCGCTTTTGAGGAAATTCTCCAGCTTTGCGCGGCTGCTGCCGGTATAGTTGAGCTTTTTGTTGACGCGGATGGTCTCGGCCTTTCGGTCGATGTCGGCATAGGTCAGCGCCAGCGCCTCCCCGCGCCGCAGGCCGGTATAAAGCAGCAGATACGGGAACAACCAGAACGGCGGCTTGGTCGCCGCGCTGTCCTTGACGGCCCGCTCCTCGGCTTCGGTCAATGCCCGCCGCTGCTTCTTCGGCAGCCCGCGGCTCTTGCGGATCTCGGCGGCAGGACTGACGCGGATATCTCCGCTCATAACTGCGTGCGAGAAGATCATTTTGCAGACGGAAAGCTCGATCTGTACGCTGTTCCCCGCGCGGCCCTGCCGTTCAAAGTCCCGGATATAGCGTTGTACGTCTAAAGGCTCTACGTCCGAGGCATAGCCGGGGAAGGCTTCTTTTAGGCGCTTGACGGCAAAGGAATAGACGCGCCGCGTGCTCTCTCTGACGCTCTTTTCGTGCTCGGCCTCCCACTCGTCCGCGATCACGGGGAATTTGCGGCCCCGCTCGCGCTCGTCCTGCCATGCCAAAATTTTCTTGTCTACCTCGCGGCAGGTCTTGCCGCGGAAGTAAATGCGCTTGCCGTTGACGGTGCGGGAGGTCTCGAAAAGTCCGTCCGGCCTCTGGTGATACTTGTTTTTTGCCATAAAAAAGCTCCTTTCATCTTGCGCGACGAAAGAAGGCGTGATATAATATCTACGCCTATTCATCGACGCGCATTTGTCGTGTCTTTCCAGTGTGATGTCGTGGTTGTGCCGGAATGTTTAGGCCCGCCGGAGTGTTTGCACCACTCCGGCGTTTTATTTTGTTCAAGACATCCGACGCTTTGCTCTCCTCCGGCTTTCGTCAAGCACAAAGCATTGATATAGCCCGAGAATACTGCACGCAGGAGCGAGCAGCGTCCAAAACTTGCTTGACGCGCTGCGCCTGTCCCAGCAGTCTTTCAAAGATACGCCGAGTGTTGCAGCCGAAATATTATCAAGAGTGATTTCGGCCTCGGTGTCGCCGATCCACACACTTCCGGTATGCCCCGGCTCGATCTCGATTTCGACACGAAGTTTGTTCCGTTCTGCTCGCTCTCCCACATAAAGCGCATCGATCCAAAAATACTTGGAATGATGTTCAATCGTCCTTGTGTGGTCCCAGCCTCCGGCGCTCGATTCTCTCTCTTCGTACTCGACATCAGATGAAACGGTCAAATCTGCGGGAACTCTGGTTTCCAGTTGATCCCGCCCCGTCCTCATGCCGACATAAATCTCATACTTGCCATCCGGAATTACGCCGATATATGCAACGAGAATAGAAATAACGGCTGCGAGCGGGACAAATACAAACAACGCAATGTCGATATCCCGAAATGCCGACCGTTTGGCGCTTTCTCTCCCCCATATCGTGTCTTTCAGGAATAGCAAGACAATGAAGCAGACATATAGGGACGATAAAACGAAGGCGGCGTAAAATAGCCCTTCCATTCCCTCACCTCGGCAGCGGATATCTCCGCTTCGTGATAACGCGCCCCTGACAGATGACCGTCTGGCCGCTGCTCGGATAGATCGGCACGTCCGCGTCCGCGCGCTTGCGGTTGAGGGAGAACAGATAGGTCATGCCGAACGGATCGCGATAATACTGCTTGATGACCGTGCCGCCGTCTACGCAGAAAACGCCGATGTCGCCGTTGACAATGGCGTCGTGATTGACAAAGACGGTGCTGCCGTCGGGAAAGTCCGGCTCCATGCTGTCGCCCTGAACGCGGATCGCGTAGGCCGCACCCTGCGGATCGTCCGGCCCGAGCTCATACGGCTCGAAGTCCTTGCCCTCGACCGGAGCGGCAATGCCGGCGGCAGATGGCTCCAGATAGCGGTTGATGACCTTCGGCTCGAACGTGACAAGCTGCGCATCCTCCATGAAGCGGGTCTCGTCCTCGCAGCGCTGCTTTTCGGTGCTCACCAGCTCGCGCACGGCAGTCCTTCCCCAACTATCCAGGCTCGAATAGTCCTTTGCGATCTTCATAGCCTCGTCCGAAAGGGACGGGGCTTTTTTGCTGCCTGCCGCGGGCTCAAAGCCCATCAGCCAGTCAATCGAGACGCCATATTTTTCAGCGACTGCAATCCAAAAATCGGATTTTGGCTCACGCTCGCCCGTCTCGTAATTGTTGTATGTCGTCTTTGCGATTCCGATCGACTTCCCGAATTCTTCTTGCGTCATATCAAGGGAATCTCGAAGGGTTTTTAGATTATGTTTCATCGCTGTCACCTACTTTCTGCATTGTTATCATATTCTAATAATTCCCGATTGTCAATAAAAAAATTCGCATTTTGTGGATTTTCCTATTGACAATCCCCGAAACGTGGTCTTTTATAACAATAGTCCACAAAACGGGGACAGAAAGGAGAAACGTATGCGAAATAACATTGAAGCCGAGCGTGGAAGGCTCGGCATGACCAAGGGGGACATGAGCAAGGCACTCGGGATCACCACGAAAACCTACAACAGTTATATCGGCGGGGCTCCGATACCGTCGAGCGTGCTGGAAACCCTGCGGACGCTCACCGGCTGCTCCATTGATTATCTGCTCGGCGTTCGTCAAGGCTCCTAAGTAAAAATTCCATCAGGAAATGCGCGGTCTAATGGGCGCGCTTGGGTCTCAAAAAATACACAGCAGGGCGGAAGCCCGTACTTCTCACCCTGCTGCGCCGGATTTAGCATTGTTCACCGCTCCGCCGCGCTATGGTTGGCGCTTCGGCTGCCCGCTACGGGTCGAGCGTCGCGGCTCTGCCGTGACTTTGCCGGTTCCGGTTCCGGCTCTCCGCAATGCGGAGCCGCCCTTTAGCTCACGACACAAGGCTTATCACCCTTGGTTTAGGGTGTCCACCTCGTAATGCACGGGCGTACTCAAAAGGTTGCTCAAAATGACCAACTTCCTTTCTGCCCATCATGTGGAGCGCGCCCATTATACCACGCATTTCCATCCATGGAAAATATATTTCTATTATTTGGCAGCTAACAAAACAGAAAGGAGAATTTAGAATGCGCTTTATTATCAGCACCAACGATTTGAAGAACGACCCCGAATTCAAGCGGCTGCTTGGCGAGTATTCTGTCGCAAAGATGAAGCTCGTCGCGTATTTCAACAGAATCGCAGGCGAGGATATTTCCAGCACTCCCGTTGAAGACCAGTTGAGCAATGTAAAAGACGGGGAGTAATCTTACTCCCCGCACTCCGCAATTTTCTTGTCGATGATGGAAAGTATCATCGCTGACACTTCAAACGCCTTGGTATCTGCCCTGCCCTGCACAACCCCGCCGCTTCATTCTCTGAAACGAGGTTTTGTAGTGTGCGCAAGTTCTCCTTGTGTTGCTTTTCAAGCAACGCCAAAGACGCCTCAAGGCGGGCAAGGTCCTCGCGTTTTTTCGTCAAATCGCTATTCATCTCAAATCCCCCTCACAAGCAAGATACAGACAGCCGACCGCCGTGGGCAAAGTCCATCAGCCGAACAGGTCAGCCCCGCGAACGGTTACGACCCATTTCCCGTCGCCGAACAGGAAGCGCTTGAAGTCAACTTCCAATTCGGTATCACCGGAACGAACAATGATTTTGTCCATAGCCTTTCTCCTTTCTCTTAGGTTCGCCCCAAAATCAAACCTTTGAGAAAAGCGTGAATCGCCCACGGCGGTCGGCTGTCTGTATCATACCACAAATTCCAACAAAAGAAAAGGAGGTCCCTCCATGAACGACTTACAGATTTTCACCTATCAGCAAAACGCGGTCCGCACCGTCGAGCGCGACGGCGAGCCGTGGTTCGTCCTCAAGGACGTGTGCGACGTCCTCGGCATCAGCAATCCGACCGTTGTTGCGAATCGTCTCGACGCGGACGAGGTGGCTAAGTTCGACTTAGGCGGCTTATCCGGTGAAGCAAACGTCATCAACGAATCCGGCCTTTACTCCGTCATCCTCCGCTCGGACAAGCCCGAGGCCAAGCCCTTCCGCAAATGGGTCACGTCTGAGGTGATCCCCGCCATCCGCAGGCACGGCAGCTATAGCCAGAAGCCCCTCACCCCCGCCGAGCAGCTTTTGGCGCAGGCGAACGTCCTCGTCGAGCAGGAACGCCGCCTTTCGGCTCTGGAGGAGACCGCGGAAAAGACCTCCCGCGCCATTGAGATGATCGCCGCGCCCGCCGCCTCCACGCGCGATACCTGGCAGGAGGAGACCGGCAAGGCCATCCGGCAGATGTGCGCCGAATACGCGCTCAACTACCACTCGACCACCGGCGACCTCTATAAGGAGCTGGAAGGGCGCGCGGGCATCGACCTCGACGCCCGCAAGCGGAACCTGCAAAAGCGCCTGCGCGCCAACGGAGCCACGGCGACCGAGTGCAAAGCGGTCTCCAAGCTCTCCGTCATCGCCCGCAATCCCCAGCTCCGCGAGATCTTCACCGGCATTGTGCAGCGCAAAGCGGCGGGCCTGCTTACCAACCGCATGACCCCGGCATAACCACGACATTTCACCGAAAGGAGTATTCCAATGGCACGAGAAACCGAATTTTACCGCGACAACCTCGAAGCGATCCTCGCCTTCACCGGCGGCAAGCAAATGCTCAACATCAAGCAAGTGAGCGAATTTACAGGGATATGCCACTATAACGCCCTCCATAAGCGCTTCCCCTTCCAGCAGGGCTACATTTCCGCGCCGACGCTTGCCCGCTGTCTGGCGAAAGGAGCGAGCGCATGAGCGACGAACGCCAGCCGCGCCGTGAGAACTACGGCTATTGCATCTTCCCGGCCCTGCGCCGCGCCCTCCGAAAGACCGGCATGGACCGCCACGAGGTCGCGAAATACCTCGGCATATCCGACAGCAATTTCTATTGGTGGACGACCGGCGGCAACGCGAGGATCCTTTTGGTCCTCTCGAAGCTGCTCCTGCTCACCGACCTGACCTTTGAGGAAGCCTTCGGCGAGATCGACAGAGGAGAGGAGAGCGAATGATGAAGCCGTTTTTTGCATTTCTTGCCCTGTTCCTGTGCCTCGCGGCGCTGTGGCCCGTCGTGACCGTCAGCACCGCCGCGCAGCCGGAGCCGTACACCGGCGAGCCGCCGGTCATCGAGGACCGGCTTCCCGGCGAGGACAAGCCCGCAGAGGGGAGCGCGGAACTTACCATCGGCGAACCGCGCGGCGAATTTAAGCTGACCGCCTATTGCCCCTGCGCGAAGTGCTGCGGCAAGACCGACGGCATCACCTCGACCGGCACGACCGCCGCCGAGGGGCGAACGGTCGCGGTTGACCCTCGCGTGATTCCTTACGGCTCCACCGTCACGATCTACTACGAGGACGGCACGGTACATACCTACACCGCCGAGGACTGCGGCGGGGCTATTAAGGAAAACCGCATCGACGTGTTCTTTTCCAGTCACGACGCTGCCCGCGCGTTCGGAGTGCAGAGCGCAATGGTCTATGTGGAGGAGGAGCCGTGATGTATCGCTGTGATTCCTGCCACGCCGACTTTGACGAACCCGCCATTCGCTTTGAGCGCGAGAACCTGGACGGCGAGAACGGCATCTTCTATGCGCAGTATGCCGTCTGCCCCTATTGCGGGGAGGATTGGTTTTCCGAAATACCCGAAGAGGAGGACAGCAAATGAGCGTCCATTTTGACCCCGAACGGCACATTTACACCGTGGATGGCGTGCAGCTCCCCAGCGTCACCGAGGTCTGCCGCTTCCTCGCCTATGACTATAGGTCCTCGCAGCCGTGGCTTGCCGAAGCCGCCGCCCGCCGCGGCACCGCCGTCCACGAAGCCTGCGCCCTCATTGACTACGGCGAGATACCGGAGGAAACGCCGGAGATCGCCGGATACCTGAAAGCCTACCGCCGCTTCCTCGCGGACTATGCGCCGGATTGGCAGCTGATCGAGCACCCGATGGGCAATGCGGAGCTCGGCTTTGCCGGCACGCTCGACCGCTACGGCGCGATCGACGGCGCTTTGACCCTGTTGGACATTAAGACCGGACAGCTCCACAACGCCGCCCTCTCCGCCCAGCTCACGGGCTACGGCAACCTGCTCTATGCCGAGCGCGGCATTGCTCCCGATCAGACCCTCGCGCTCAAGCTCTCCAAAGACGGCACCTACGAGCTGCGCCCCGTCCTGCCGGACGCCGAGCTGCTCCGAGCATGCCTGTTTATCCACCAGACCGTCACAAAGAAAGGGAAGAAGAAATGAACGAGATCGCCCTATATCGCTATGACGCCGCCGCCCTGACGGTGGCCCCCATTCCCCGCACCGGCAACTATACCATCTGCGCCCCCAACGGCATCCCCGCTACCTTGAAGCGCGGAACGGACTTCGGCATGATCCGCAAGAAGAACGGCGACGCCATGACGAAAACCCCCACCCTCTTCAAGTCCGGCGCGGAGAAGGTCGCCGTAGCCTATGGCCTCTGCCAGCGCTACACGCTGGAGAGCAAGCTGGAGGACATCGAGCACGGCTTTTTCTACTTCCTCGTCCGCTGCGACCTCGTGAAGATCGTCAACGGCGTGGAGTATGTCATCACTTCCGCCTACGGCTCCGGCAATACCCGCGAGGGCCGCACCGGCTCGCAGTCCCCCTATGACGGCGCGAACAGCGCGGTCAAAATGGCGCAGAAGCGCGCCCTGGTCTCCGCCGCCCTGTCTTTGGGCTGCGTCTCCGATATGTTCACGCAGGACATTGAGAGCGACACCGAGGACGGCACCGCGTACATCAACAAAAAGGATCCCGAGGCTCCCATCACCGCCGCGCAGGTCAACTTCTTCTATACCGCTGCTTCCCGCCACGGCCTGACGAAGCCGGAGGCGAAAGCGCTCGTCAAGAAGTTCGGCTATGACAGTGCATCCAAGATCAAGACGAAGGACTTCGACGCCATGCTGGCGGAGCTGGGAGGGACCGAGGAATGATCACGAAGCTCGGAACCGACTATTTCAAGGGGCAGAAGCAGGATATTTACCTCATTGCCTCCACCGTCACCTCGGACGGCGAGCTGAAATCCACGCAGTCCGGCAAGACCTTCGGCACCTGCTCCTGCAAGGCGATGGAAAAGGAGGACGGCACTGCCGTCTGGGTCGCCGTCAAGAGCTTCAACGAGCTGGTCCGCGACCGCATCGCCCGCGCCGGAAAGGGTACGCCCTTCCTCGCGTGGGGGCGCGTAGAGACGCGCGAGTACAACGGCAAGGAATACACGGATATGCTCGCAGACGGCTTTCTGAGCCCGTTTGCGGGCGGCGCAGAGCCTATCCCCACGCCGGTGGGCAGCACGCAGAAGTATTACCCCGTCGAGGAGGTAGACGACGGCGAGCTCCCTTTCTGAGTGCGCACGGCATGACCGGCGAGGCCGTTTCGCGCATCCTCTCTCTGCTCTCGGCGTATTTCCCCAATCGCAAGATCACGCCCGACCTCCAGCGTGCGTGGCAGCTCGCGCTCAAGCCCTATGACTATAAGGACGTCAAGGCACAAATAGTCCGCTACGTTCGGCGAAACAAATTCTTTCCCGACGTGGCGGATATCACCGCCGCGCTCCCCGAGCCGGAGCGCCGAAACGGCGAGAACGCGGGGAAAAACGCATGGATGGGCGAATACATCAAAGAAGGCAACAACGCATGGGCGAAAAAGTATATGTTGCCGTGAAAGGAAATCATGATCGAATTTATCGTACCCACGGCGGCCATCGGCAAGGCCCGCCCCCGCGTCACCCGGCACGGGACCTATACGCCCCGGAAAACGCGGGACTATGAGGAGCTGGTGCGCCATTGCTTCCGCACCAGCGGGAGCCTGCCCTATACCGACGCGCGCCAGCCGCTCAAGGCAGAGATCGTCGCCTGCTTCACCGTTCCCAAAAGCTATTCCAAGAAAAAGCACGCCGAGCTTCCCGGCAAGCCCTACACGCACAAGCCCGATGCCGATAACCTCGCAAAATGCCTGCTCGACGCGCTCAACGGCCTCGCCTATCCCGACGACGCGCAGATCACCGCGCTTGAGGTCGGCAAGTTCTATTCCGACCGCGATTTTGTACTCGTTAAGATTTATTCAGAGGAGGAAACCAACCATGCGAACACATAAGCGCGTCCCCCGGAGAAACCTTATGACGCCGGCACAGGCCCGCGAGGAGCGGCGCATCAATCCGTGGCTCTCGCTCGCGCAGGGCGTCATCCTGCAAGCCATCTTCGATTGGCGCGCCCTCGAAGCCGACGTGAAGATCGTCGGCGGCGCAAAAACGACCTTTGACGGCCTGCGCGCCTTCTTCCGCTCGCAATGGGCCGACCATCTGCTGCTCTGCACAGACATTTCCGCGCTCTATGTCCTCGACGTGCTCGAAAACGAGCTCGCCGAGATCGAGGCGGGGCGCACGCAGGTCCTCCCACGTGTCAATGCGCGCCCGACGGTCGTCCGCCGCGCAAAGCCCAAAAGCGCCGCCGCTCTCGACGACCTCAAGCAATGGACCAACGACAAGCCCACAAAGAAGCAACCCCACGACCGGCAATAACGCACGGATGAAAGAATACCCGTTAGGAGGAAAGCATGACAAGAGATGAAATCGTGACCGCGCTGCGGTGCTGTGCAGAACCGGGGCGAGACTGCGAAGAAGATTGCCCAATGAACGAGATAAGCCGTGAACCGTGTCGTGAAGTATTGGCTCCGGCCGCCGCTGACTTGATCGAGGCGCAGGCGAAAGAAATTGACGCACTGCGGAACGAACTGTGCTTGAAATGCGGAAACTACACGCTGGCCCATGAGGGGGCCTGTAACGGATGCCGGTGGAGGAGGTAAGCAGATGGAAGCGTTAGAATTTTTGAAAGAAAGAAAAAGGATGTGTCGTTCTTTTGGCGGATCGTGCACGGGCTGCCCGTGTGAAAAGGTTAGATGCGTAATCAACGCCCATGTGTCTGACGATGACTACAAGCGGATCGTTGCTATGGTCGAGGAATGGTCTGCTGCGCACCCGCGCAAGACGCGGCAGAGCGTGTTTCTGGAGCAATGGCCGGGAGCTCGAATGCGTACCGAAGGTGTGTTGAGTATCTGCCCTGCAACAATTTCCCCGGCATACCGAGGAGATGATGGCGGATGTTCAGACATTTCCAAGGGATGCGCCATCTGCTGCCGCGAGTTCTGGATGCAGGAGGTGGAGTGATGGAACGACTGACATTGCACACACTCATGTCCGTTGATTACATTGTTCGATGGATTGACAAGTTCGGAAAAACCGTATTCTTGACCCGCGAGGAGGCGGATGCGGCATTGGAGGCGATGAAATGAGCCAACTATGGAATTGGTGCGCATTCTGCGGGAAACGCATTGAAACGGGAGAAATGTGCTACGGTTTGCCAAACGGAGAGAGCGTATGCACAGATTGCTGTGTTGAAGAAAACGAGGGCGCGGCTGTATCCAACGGGGAGGAAGAACAGGAGGACGACAATGCCTGAATACATTAAGCGAGAAACCGCGATAAAAAGGGTCATGGAAACAAAGTGGGAGAGCGGGTCTGATGGTGCAGCGGCTATGGAGATTGTTGCTGCCACACCCGCCGCTGACGTTGCCCCGGTGGTGCGATGCAAGGACTGCAAGCACAGGTACTCAGATTCGTGGTGCGAGTATGTGGATGATGATGATAACTTTTACTGTGCCAGAGGAGAACGGAAAGAAGGTGCTGACTGATGGATGAGTACATAGAACGGGAAGCGGTTTATGAAGATTTTGAGAAGCGCAACAGCGAAAATCCAAAATGGACACCGGGCAGGGTTAAGGTGCTTATAGCCCGCCAAAAAACCGCAGACGTTGCCCCGGTGGTGCGATGCAAGGACTGCAAGCACAAAGGTTGGGTGCAAGAGCCTTGTCATGGCAAGAGCGTTGATTATTGCAAGATTTGGGACTGCACTCTGCGGAATCTGGAAGCGACGTTTTGCAGCTACGGCGAACAAAAGGACGGAGGTGCCAGCGATGTACGAATCGCCGATTAAAGTAATCCAAGGCGAGCTGGAAACGCAGTTTGAGGGCGAAATTCTCAAGGCCGTGCATCGGGTAGGCGTCACCGTTGATAGGGACGAGCTGATCCGGGCGCTCCGCTATGACCGCGAGCAGTATCAGAAGGGCTTCGACGACGCGAGGGAGGACGCCGTGGTTGTGACGCGGTGCAAGGACTGCAAATTTAGTCACGCGGATGAGCATGGTCGCACGTGTGAAGGCTACTGGTTTGAGCTGAGTGAGTATGCTGTCTCAGTGAAGGACGATGCTTTTTGCAGCTACGGCGAGCGGAGGGAGGACGCATGATCCGCATCATCATCGACATTGAGGACTACGGCGACAAGCTGGCGACCAAGGAGGCCGTGGCAATGGCACTCGAGCAGTTCGGCAAGGTTCGCGTGGTCATGGTGACAGACGGAAAGGAGACGAAGCGATAATGGACGATTGGACACGCATCCCCGCTCCCATTGAAAAGGAGGACGACCGGCGCGCGCTGTGCGCCATCCTCGCCGCGAACGGCCTGACGGTCCGCATCGCCGTCGAGAAGAACAAATCCGGCTACCGCAAGTGGTACGTCGAATATCATACATAAGAGAAAAGCAGGGCTTCTGCTTTTCTCTTTGGCGGCGGGGTATAACGGTGTCGTGGAAGGCTATCACTAATGTATTCTATGCGCATAACTCCTTCCGTTTTTCGTTGACTTTTGTTGAAAATTGATATATTCTGTCAATGGGAGGCGAGCATAATGAGCACATCTGATATTCTATCGCTTTTACTATTGATTACGACCGTTATTTCCGTTGGTTACGCATGTAAAGCATATCACCACCAACGAGAGCGGGCAAAAAAAGACGCGGCTTGTGCGCTGGCAAAAGTATATGTGGATGAAATCTTGGATAAATATAGCATTGTAGCAGAAGTCCTCAGCAAGAGCGGAATCCTTTCATATGTGAAAGAAACCTTTCCGATGGACGCTATCAAGGATTTTACGATGCGTGAGGTTCTTGAATTAGCCATACAGAGCAAAGCAAATTTAAAGGAACTCTCAAAGAAAATGGACACATTTGACCATTTTAGCATTTTAAATGCTTTCGTCTGTAAAACGAACTCAATGGCAGAGCGAAACGCCCTTAGTGCGGCGTATAGTGATAGGGCTGATGACGACACGATGATTCCCAAGAACGAGGCATATTTAAAACTGCGCTTTACAGATACGGTTTCTGCATTGCTCAATACTTTGGAATGGTTTTCTATGAACTGCCGATATGGGTTAGCTGACGAAGAAGTTCTCTATCAATCACTGCACCAGACATTTCTTTCTACTGTGTGGATGATGTATTATTACATTAGTATGAATAATGCATCGAATGTGGATAAATACTATACAAATGTCATTTGGCTATTTACTGCTTGGAAAGCCCGTTTGGGAGAAGAAAGCGCCCGATACCGCGAAGAAAAGAGCAAAGCCGAAGAAGAATTGCGGGCAGCAAGAGAACAGTGTGCCAATGCGGGGCGTGTTTATGCAGGAAAATCGCTATAAATTTTTTATTTTCTTGTAGACAAAACAGCATTTAGGGTGTAGAATATTACCATTCGTATGATAAGGATATTTATTGTATGGATAAGGAGGAAATACCATGTGGACCGATTTGATTTCTGTTCTGGACCCACGCGAAGCAGTTGCAAAAGGTAACGGCACTACCAAGAAGTAATCAACCGCTTCCATTGCAGACCACCGTAAAACAAAAGCAGATACCCTAATCGGGTATCTGCTTTTCTCTTTCCCTCATTTCCACTTTGCCGGAACGCTCGTATAGAACGAGAAGGTGTCCCGCGCGGCAGCCATCTGCGCCGCATCGAAGCCGAGCTCGTGCAAATACTGCTGAAACTCCGCCGTCTTGTCCTTGGCCTTGCCGTCGGCATTGTTCAGCGTGCGGTATTTGTCGAGGACCTTGACCGCCGTCCGCGGCGAAACGCCCGCGCCCGCCAGTGCGCCCGTAAAGGGATTCTTTGCCGCGTTCGTCGCGCTGTTCTGTTCCTGCCACGCCTTGCCCCGCTGTGCGTTCGTCATGCCGGGCAGCTCGAGGAGCGTCTGCGCGGATTCCACATAATCCACGCTGGCATTGTCGTCCCTGTCCGCGTTGACCTTGTAGAGGATGTAGGTCTCCGGCGGCATAGCACTCTGCATCATGCCCTTGGCAACGCGGCTGTCGGACGCCTTGTAATCACTCACCGCCTGCTTGCCCTTGACCTTGGCATATTCATAGGCGTATCCGACCGCCTTGGCCTTGTCGGCGTCGGACAGCTTCTGATAGCCCTTGCTTTTCAGCAGCGGCTCCAAAACCTGCCTGCGCGTCTGGCCCATGACCTTCGCGTACTCCGTGTACTCCTCTCCCGTGAGATACTTTCGCTCGCCGTTTACGACGAACGACTTCTCCGCGGCGGAGGGCAGGCCCTCGCCGGTCGCCTCATAGAGCCGCCGAACCTCCTGCGTGACCGCATCATTTTTGATCTCCTTGACCGTGCTCGGGGAGACGGAGTTCTGAATGATCCGCAGCAGCGGATCTCCGTTGCTGACCTCCTCGCCCCACATATCAATGCTCGGCTGCATGGCTTCGCGGGCGAACGGCGTCTTGCGCAGCACGGTTTGTCCGAAATACTTCGCGTCCCGTTCGAGCTGCGATGTGTCGCTTTCAACATAGCTTTTGCGCACGGTATCGTCCAGCGCGGACGCGATCTTCCCGCCGACGGTGGGCAGGAACTGGCTCGCATAGCTCGACGCCACGCGCCCGACTGCGGACGCCATCGGATTGTCGGCGTAGCTGATGTTGCGGATGATGTCGTTGAAGGTGGAGAGCATTGAGGTCTCCAGCACAACGTCGCCGATGTTGCTCACCGCATCCATCAGGCCGCCGAAGCCCATACCGCCCTCCACGAGTGCGGCGCCGGCAAAGAGCGGGATTGCCGCAGGCACCGCCCAATCGAGCGTGTACGAGCGTCCTCCCAGCTCCAGCGCGTAATCCTGATGGCCGAGTGTCTTGTTGAAAGCCTCCTCGTCATCATCGTCGCCTGCGCGGAGATTCAGCAGCCCTTCCGATGCAAGGTATGCGCCCAGTGCCAGAAGGCCGGTCCCTGTCAGGCCCTCGCATAAGCTGTCCACCGCGTCCGCCGCCGTCGCCTTGCCGCTCTTCACGTCCACCGCCGCCTGCTTTACAGCCTTTGCGATGCCGACGGGAGAATAGTCAAGGCCGGTCGTCAGAATGTTCGCCGGGGTCTTGCGGAACGGCATCACGGCGTCATAGGCGATGGAGAGCGCTTTTGCCGCCTTGTTGTCGCCCTGATAGTGCCCGGCGCGGGCAAGCAGCTCAGAAAGGGCGGTCGTGTTGCGGTAGGTCGCCTTCTGCGCCTCGTTAATGGCGTATTCCCGCGCCGCCGCCACAAGCTCCGGTTTCGCGCCGCTCTGCGCTTCCTCCGCCGTCACCCCCTTGGCTTTGAGCGCCTGTGCAAAGCTCTCTACATAGGCGGGACGATTGAAGAGCACGTCGCCGCGGTCCAGCGCCGCCGTGTTCCAGCGGGACGCGGCATTGACCGCCTTGCCGACGCCGCTTTTGCCGAAAACCTGAGCGCGGCGTTTCTCCTCGATCTCTCTGGCGATGCCGCTGGCGTTGTATTCGCTGTATTTCCCGCCGCCCATTGCGCTCTGCTGGTCGGCGGCATACTGCTCCTTCGCCCATTGGCGCAGCTTGGCGTCGGCTCCGCTCCGCCCGACCACGCTTTTCGTGCGCTGACTGCTGTCGCGCACGACCATCGGCTCGATCAGCGCACCGATGGTATTCTTCACGGTCCGCGCGCCGAGCTGGATTGCATTGCCCGCGAGGTTTCGGACGTGCGTGGTCGGATTGCCCAGCATAGACAGGTATCGCCATGCGTCCGCCTTTTCGCGGAAGGTGCTCGGGCTTTGGTCGGCAATGCTCTGCGTGATCGCGTCCCACGCCGCCTTGCGCCCTGCGTCGCTCTCCGCCGTCAGGTAAGCGTCGGCAAGCTCCGGGTCGATGAAGATGCCGTCATATTGGTCGACAAAATTCGTCTGCACCGTTTCCGCGTCTGCGGCGCGGCGCCTGCGCCCGATCCCGCGTTCCTGCGCTTTTCGGTTCACACTGTCCACATAGCGCCGCAGGGAAAGCAGCTTCCCCGCCGGGGTCAGCCGGTTGAGCAGATTCATCGCCTGCATCGTCTGCGCCGAAGTGTGGGCGCTCTGCGCAATGTTCGTCAGCAGCTCAAAGGCGGTCACATGGTCTCCCGCCGCGACCGCTTCGTTGTAGGCGGCAATGCCGCGTGCCATATTCTCCTTGCCGACCGATTGCCCGAGCGACGCAAGCACGTTGAATTCGTCCGCCACCGTCTGATAGCCGCCCGCACGCTGGATCGCGTCCTGCGCCGCCGTGTGCGCGGCCTTGTCCGTGATGGGGAGATAGTCAAACGTGCCGCCCGCGACGGCCTGCTCGATCATCTCGGCGAACTCGTTCGAGGTCACGGGGGAATTGAGGATGGTCGAAACGGCTTTGCTGACCGCCTTGCCGGTCGCAGGATTTACGGTCGGGACCTCGCTCGGCGCTCTGCCGTGCAGCTCCACCGTGCGCTCCTCTGCCGTGCGGTTGACGCGGTGGAATTCGTCGCTTTGCTCCTGCATATTCTGAAAATCGCTGTTCAGGCTCCCGCGGTTTGCACCACCCAGTCCGTCCACGTCCCAGATCGGCAGCTCCTCCGCCGTGCGCTCCGTCACCGGCTGCGCGCCGTTGATCGCGCTCTTGGCGGCAATATAATCCGGATTCGGCCCCACGGTCGAGCCGTCCACCGCGGTGTAGCCGTTCGTGAGCATATCATCCAGCACGAGCTCCAGCACCTTCGCGGCCTTCACGTTCTCCTGTCCGTGGTCGCGGATCAGACGGTCCGCCGCGTCGATGATCTGGCCTCGCGTCAGCCCCTCGTCCATTGCCTGCCGCAGCGCGGGCGTCTCGAAGATATAGCTTGCGCGCCGGTATCCGTTCGCCGTCCGCTCGCGTCCGCCCATCTGCTGCCCGTAGTGGAGCGACAGTCCGGCGATGCCGGAAAGCTGCTCCGCCGCCTCCGTGTAGTAGGGCCGCATTTCGGGATGGTCGAACTGGAAAGCGTTCACGTCCCGCGCCCCCACGCTCTCGCTCGTGCGGTTGTCAATGTGCCGCTCCGGCGCATATTCCCGCGCCGAGCGCATATCCTGTGTATTGACAGGATCAGAGCCATGTGCTACACTGTCAGCAGAAGAGAACTCTTGCGGCGGGACGTTTCGGACGTTGCTGTTCAGGGCCGACGTTGTTTCGGTATTGGACACCGTATCTTGCGGGGTTCTTTTTCTGATGTATAGGGTGTCCGCCTGAATGGAGTGCGTTCCGTTCGATATAGCCTGCACTGTGATGTAATTATCTCCGATTTGCTTCTCAAAAATCAGCGCGGGTCTGCCATTGGTATCCTGCTTCGCCGACAACGAGACCTTATCCGGCGCGGTCAGAATTTCGGGTATTCTCGCTACCGCATCCGGCGTTAGGTGAACTTGTCCGCGCGCCTGCTCCACCAAGGGGTCCCCATGACGCTTGAACATATGCCGCACTGCGTCACTCGGTATAACGGCGTTGTAGCCCTCGATGTTCACACCCGTTTCCTGCAATACCATCTGCGCTGTGCTCGCCGGGACCTTTCCGAGATAGGCGCGGTCCACATTGGTCTTATCCGAAAGCGCACGCCGAACAAAATCCACGGCATCTTGGAATGTCGATACGACCTTGTTTTTCTTTCCGCTCGAAAGGTTTTCCTTTTCGTGCTCGGTGAGGGAAGCGAGGCCGTTTTCATTCAAGGCGCTCCGCGTGCCCTCTGCCGCGTTCTGTGCGTCGGGCGTCAGATTACCCTCGCCGTTCGCTCGCGTGGCTTCTGCGCCCTCTTGCGGGCTGAATTTCGCGCTTTCCCCGCGTGTGATGGCATTACCGGCGATATCAGCGCCGCTGCCCGCAAGGCCGAGAATGCCGCCGATCAGACCGTCGTAGAGAACGTCCTGCAGCTCCAGCTCGCTATAGTTCTGCCTGACGCCCTTGCCGTTGTAGATGCTCTGCAAAATCGGCTGTACCACATCCTCCAGCATTTCCTCACCGCCCTCGGAGAGGAAAGAAAGCGCCGCTTTGCCCGCCGCACTCCCGCCCATCTTGGCGACCGCGCCCTCCAATGCCTTATCCAGCACACCGCCGCCGAACACCTTCTTAAACGGGGCGGCGATGTTGGCGAGCTTTTCGGTCGCCACACTCACCGCGGCGCTGCCCGCGCCGTAGGCGAGCGCCTTTGTCTTGCCCTCCATGCGCTCGGCGGTCGTCGCGTCGGGGGGAATGGTCTCCTTCGCCTCCTGTGTGCTGTCGCCGAACACGCGAGTTGCGATGCTCGGCAGGCCGCCCGCGAGTGCGTCCATCGCCATCTGTCCGCCCGCCACACCGACGTCCACCGCCGTGCGCCCGATAGCGCCCAGCCCCTCTTTTTCCTTGGCGATGCCGTACTCGGCGTCGCTCTTGAGCTTGGCGCGCGTATCTCCCAGCTTGCCGACCGCGTTCTCCACGTCGGCGGTTTTCTTCGCGTAGGCTTCGCTGTTGATGGCAATGAGCCGTTCGTTGCGGTCAATGAGCTGCTGCCAGCGTGCGCGCTCCTCCGCTGTCTGCGCCGCGTCGCGCTTGGCGGTATAATTTTCGATGTTGCGTCGCGAAGCGTCGATGATCGCCTTTTCCGGACTGACGGCCCAATCTGCCGCCTGCAGCGCCTCAAGGCCGCTTGCCGCCGCGCTGACCTGCCCGGCCAGCCAGTCGTTCACCGTGCCTCCGAGCATACCGCCCTTCTTGTCTCGGATGGTGTCGCTCACCACCTGCGCCTGCGCTCTGCGCTCTGCGTCCGCATGGTTTGCGGTCCGGTGACTGCTGCGCTCGCTTCGCGCACGGCTCGCGCCGTACTTCCGCGCCTCCTGCACGAGAATATCGTCGGAACTCTCTACGGATGCAGGAGCGGCAGGGGAGTCCGGCTCCCCTGTGCTAAAATACTTTGGCAATTCCGTTGCATCTGAAATGCGAACAAGGCGGCTGCCGTTCTTCCCGACAGCGACCGTATTGGTATCCAGCTTTGCAAAGCTCCCCATTTTATCACTCCCTATAGGTCAGACCGTATCTTCCGAGCAGATTCTGCGTTGTTTTCTTCTGCGTATCATTCAGCTTGCTCCACATTGAATCAAGGCCGCTTAGCGCCGAGCTCTCATTTCCTTGGGCGAGGAGAGCGCTCATCGAGCGAAGCGCAGCATTGAAATAGCTGCTGTTATAGCCATTTCCGCCGCTTGGATTGGTGTAAGTTGTACTTTCATCTACACCTCCAATGTCATCCTGTGTCTTGCCCTTGCCCGTGCTCTTCCTGTTGCTCGCTTCGAGCTTGGCATACGCCAGCGCCAGATTGTCCGCTGCATCCTTGCGGGACGCTTCAAACTCCGTGAGCCAGCGCTGCTGCTCCGCGTCCGCCTCAGCCTGCGCCGCCGCTGCGCTCTGCCGGCGCACCAGCTCCTGATACAGCGCGTTGGCAAGGTCGGCGTTCCCGCTCGCCTGTGCCTGCGCCACCGCCGCGTTGTACTGCTGATCCAGCGCCGTCAGCTCGCTTTCCAGATTTCCGCTCGCCTCGGCCTCCTGTGCGCCGAGGTCTGCAAGATTCCGCTGCAGCTCCGCGCTGCGGGCAAGCTCCGCCTGTCCGCTCGTGCCGGTGTTCAGCCCACGCGCCGCGGCATACTCGCCGAAGTTTCGGCGGCTCAATTCGTTCTGCGCCGCCGCGAGGTTGCGCATCGCGTCATACTTCTGCGGCGCAAGCTCACCCTGCCGCCGCAGCCGCGTTACGTTGGCGTTGTATGCGCCCTCCAGCGCCGAAAGGTTTGCCTGCATCTGCTGGCGGTACATGTCGCGCAGATAATCGCTCAGATCGTTCACCTGCTGTTGCTGCTGCGGTTGCTGTTGCTGCTGTAAGCGCTGTTGCATGATATTGTTTTCCGTCGCGGTCAGCAGCCCCATCTGGTTTTTTGCCCACTCCTGCTGACCATAATTGCCGTTGGACATCAGATTGCTGAGATAAGCCCGCTCGTTGGCGAAGTTTGTCTTTTCGTTGTACGGATTGCTTGCCGGCACGCTGACGGTGCCACCGCCAGAACCGCCGCCCACGCTGCCGGAGCGGCCGCCGGAGCGGCTGCCGGAGGAACCACCACCGGAGCTGCCGCCGGAATTTCCGTACTTCTGCTCGGCGGAGTTCAGCTCCTTCATCTGGTTCTTCGCCCACTCGGCGTTGCCCCCGCCGCCGGAGATGAGATTGTTGAGATATTTCCGCTCATTGGCATAGTTTGTCTTTTCGTTGTAGGCCATGCTCACTTCACTCCTTTATGATCTGCTGAATATATGCCGTGATGTACCCTCCCCACGCCTTCTGCGTCACAGGCCCGAACGAACCGTCTGCGTCCAACTCGTACCCACAGGCATTGAGAAATTCCTGCAACTTTTTGACTTCCTCGCCCTTGTCGCCGCGCGTAAGCACGGTCTTGTCCGCGGGGTATTTCGGTATGCCGAAGCCGCGGATATACCGCCCGTTGACGGGGAGGACGCGGTACGCGCACTCGTGGCGGCTTCCCTTGTTGCCCTCGAAAACGGTAAAGGTTTTTTCGTCGCAGGCGGTCACGATGCCCGTGTGGTTCGGAGCGCCGGTGCAGTCCGTGAGGGCGTAGTCCTTGCGGTCGTTCCAGTAGTAAAACACTTGCTCGCCGACCGTTGGGACGTGCGCGTCGTCCTCGATCCATTGGCCGCGCGCCTGATACCATTTCATCTGCTCGCCGCAGCTGCACTCGATGGGGAGTACCTCCGTCAGGCCGCAGAGGATCGCCGCCGCGCTGACGGTCGCCGCGCAGTAGTCGTCGGTGTAGGTCAGCTTGTAGCCGCGCGGGTGCGGGAGGTATCTGTTGTAGGCGTCCACGATCCGCTTATGTACCGCGTCGCCGCGCACAGCGCCATCCCACGCAGTCAGGGTCTTGATAAACTCGTCGCGCTTCATCGTCTCACCTCTCCTACAGGAACCGCACGGCGTAATACTGCCGCTGGTTTGTGTTGATTTTGTTACACGCGCCGTTGATGGCGGCGACGTGCCCGCCGTCGAGCATGACGGCGTATTCCAGCTTGAGCTTGTCCCGACAAAAGGCGTTGACCTGCTGCGCGGTCATGCTGCGGCAGTAGACGCCGTAGAGCATCCCGCCCTTGTAGCCGAGGACGGTGTGGTTGGTCTTGCGCAGAACGTCGCTGAACGCCCCCGTGAAGCCCTCCGCCGCGGGGGCATAGCGGTCGAGCAGGCCAAGCCCGCCGACCGCCCACACGACGTCTCCCAGCGCCGCCGCCGAGGAGACGCGGGCAATGCGCACCGCGCCGTCCCGCATCTTATAGAGCACGCTCTCCGGCGTTGGGCAATGGCAGCTCATGCCGCGCACCACCCTGCCGCCGCGCACCAGGATGGAGCAGGGCTGACCCTGCCAGCTAAAGCTCCCCGAAATGGCGTTTTCCGGCAGCGGTCCGCTCAGGTTGAGCGGATCAATATCGCGGGCGAGGATGCAGGGCTGACCGTACAGCTCGACGTTAAGGGGCCAGCAGTCCGCGCCGAGCTTGGCGGCGATGTCGCTCATGGTCTGGTTGCCGATGTAGCCGTTGTCCAGCGCCCCGACGGAGCGCTGGATGGCCTTTATCATGCGCACCTCTTCCGAGGTGGAGCCGACCACATCTTTCATTCGCTCGGCTCCTCTTCGTTCCCGAGGAGCTTGTCGCCTGCGGCGTCCACGGCGTTCTTTCCCGCTTTCAGCAGCTTCAACAGCCACACGGGACGCTTGGCTCCCATGCTGACCGCGTGCTCAACCAAGCTGCCCAGCTCGCCCAATATGTACCACACGACCACAAGCGGCCCGATCGCAACCGTGTAATTAAACGGCAGTGTCACCCCTGGCAAATTCGCGAGCATCATGCCAACCAGCCAATCCGCCAACAGAGCGACGCATACCAGAATGATCATGCCGCCCTTGTGCCACGCGCCCTCGCGCAGCTTCGCGCTGCTCCACTCCCCGCGGTGCGCCGCTGCGGCAGAGCCAACCAGCCAATCCGCCAGCATCAGCCCGATCCACACGATCAGCAGCCAGCCGAACCAGCCCCAAAAGGCGGTCAGCATCGCCACCGCCGCCGTGATCCACGCCTTGATCGCCGTCAATGTATTGTTCTCCATCACTTTATCCTCTCTTTCCACCGCCGTTAGGCGGCTTTTTCTTTTACCAGCCCCACGATCACAATTTCGTGAGGCTGCCCGTTTGGGACGCAGGTACAAAGGTACATATCTGCCGCCGGTACTCCACCGGGCACATAGATGCCGCGGTCGCTCCGCCCGGTCGTAACGAACGCACAGCGATAACGGCAGTCCCCAAACACGGCGGGGTCTCCCACCGCGATCTCCCACAGGCCGGAAAAGTTCTCGCTTGCATGGTCGAGAATATACGGTGGAAACCATGCCGCCGTGTCGGCCTCATCCACCACGCGCTGAATGTGATGCCCGTTTGCCACGAACTCACAGGCCACCTCGATGCCGCAGCTCGGCACAGACAGCATGACTGGTGCATCGCACCTATTTGCTATCAGCAGAACCGCCGCAGCCAGCGCAATCAGACACTTTTTCATTCGATTTCCCCTCCGAAGCCCTTTTCCGTAGTATATGCCTTTCCCGCTGGCGGCTCTCAGTTGTTCTGCTCTTCGGATTCGTCGGCAGCACCTTCCGGCACGGCTGCGGTGGGTGTAGTCGTAGAGAGCGCGATAGAAGTGTCCTTAAACAAAGAACTCAAGATAGAATTTGCATAAGCGGTAGTGAATCCCATTTAACATACCTCCATATTCTTGATGTTATCCATTGATTAGATCAGACAGATTGACCGGCAAGCTGCTGAGTGGTTTCAGCTTCGCCTTATTTTCTTCGACGCTTATCGTAGCCTTAAACCCATCAACAAGCTCGTCCCGGACATAAACATTCCAGTTGTCATACTTATATCCGAAGCCATACATGTTAAAAACTGTCTCCGACAAATATACGATTGCTCGAAGATTCGGCATATCTGTTATGCTGGTGGAAGATGTTACCGTCGATGGGTAGACGATGATCTGTAGGCTTTGTTTTGCTCCATAACTGGCGAATGATATGGAAGGAGACGTGACACCCTCCGGAAGCACAATAGCTTCCAAACCGTAACATCCATATCCTAAGCCGCCGGAAATCGCCGTTATGCCTAACGGGAAAGTCAGCTTTTGCAGCTTGTAGCAGTAATAGAAAACTTCGTCGGTGGCCGTCGTGTTAGTCAGTGTACAGTTTTCCCACACGACCTCTCGCAGATTATAGCAATTATTGAAAAGATAATTGCTGTTCAGGTTGACAGTCGCGCGAGCGGGAACTGTAAATCGTGTCAACTGGTCCGCGCTCACTCTATTTAATGTGAATGCTCCGGTCGGAAGCCTAATCTTCTGAAGCCGAGACCCGCTTACGGTCACCGACGTCGCGTTGTCCGGGAAACAAACGTATTTTGCGCATTTAAGAGAACTGGTGCATGAAGCCGCGGCATCTGGGTAGATAAAGCGTTCAATGCTTGAGTAAATCTCATTCGCCGTTATTCCTGCATTCCGGGGAAGAGAGAGAACTCGTGTCGTATCTTGAGCGCTTGGATCAAATGTTATAGATGTAACCGCGCGTGGAACAACGCAGCATTTTGAACGAAGCTGGTTTTGAAGTTTAACGGAGGTCAAACCAACCGGGATATTGCTGTAGAAGCCACTGCTAAGTGCCGCCCCAAAGGTATAGCCCGCGCCGACAGCAATGTTTTTTACTTGAGGCGTCAGTGTGTAGTAACCAGATGTGATTCCTGTAAAGGAGGAGAAGTAGAACGTGACGCCGTCTGCTGGGGTAAACGTGATGGTTTTATCCGCCGCAGTCGGCGACATGCTCCATCCCGGAAGCGATAGGCTCACGTTTCCGGTCCCAGACACCGTCTGAGCCGTTTTCCCATCGACGGATATTGAAACACCAGCGCTTTGGGATTGATAGAAATTCAGTTTGACCGTTCCGGATGCGGAAACGCCGCCTGTGTTGGACATGCCAACGACCATTACCGTCTTCCCGTCTGTCGTGATATAGTTCGCACCTACATCAAGCGCGTGCGTTGTGCTCGTCACTTCGCTTAGAGTGTGGTTCCATTCCTGGAACGTGAAGCCTTCGTGCGCCGGAGGCGTGGGAAGAGCCGTAAGAGCCGCGGCTTGTTCGAGTGTGTAGCGAGCAACGATCGTCCCGTCAAAATCGTAAAAGATGATATCTTCCGAGATATCGTCATTTTCAATGATGAGATCTGACGTTCCCGCATACGTCCCGGTTACCCCTGCGATCTCTACATCCTTGGCAATGTTTTCCGGCAGAAGCGTTTCCGGTTTTTTTACGGTCACAGCGTCCCACCGTTCATCACCTTCCGCTTGTACAGCTTGATCGCCCCCCGAAAAATCCGGTGTGATCTCCTTGGTTGTTCCGGGCGTTACATATTCTCCCTCAATGCCAGCCAGCGTTTTCCCCTTGCCAATCGCTTGCTCCGCGTTGGCGGGTTTTTGGATCACGGCGCTGCGCATAACATAGCCTTCCGACGCATCGATCGTCTGGTCGCCGCCCGAAAAATCCGGTGTAATCGGCACGTTGTCCAGCGGATCGCCTGCTGTAAACTTTTTTACGCCTGTGCTGTCAGCATCGGGCAGTGTGATGGTCTCGATGCCGCTATAGGTCACTTCCTGCCTGTTGACGTCGAGCAGCTTGACATTATATTTTGTTTTCATTCGTCCTCCAATCCATAATCATTGACGCCTATGCTGGTAATGTTGAGATTCGTGCCGACCTGCACCGCCCAATCACTGCTCGGCTCTATGACCGGCTGTGCGATCAGCGCGGCCACAACCAAGGGAAAGCTGGGCGAGGCGGAGAGAACGCAGCTTTCGGATATGATCAGGCTTTCCGCACGGTTGTCTAAACAGTTGAGGTTCGCCCTGTTCATCTGGAATACCGATCACGTTGACTCCGTTATAGGTGACAAATTCGCCGTTCTGATCTTTAAGCTTTATGTTTGGCATAGAGTCGCCCTCCCCGCAGGTTACTCTTCAGTAACAGTAAAGGCATCCGATGTGATCTCGGCTGTAAGCTGATCCACGCGGAACAGCGGGATCTGATTGACACTGACGGTAACGGTAGCCGGCTCTCCCTGTGCGTTTACGACCGGGCCTACCATGATGGGGTTTCCACCGGTTTCCGCAGAAAACAGGCCGATATATGCGATCTCTCCCCAGGCTTCTCCAAGACACTCGTGGAAATGGATCTCCTTCTCGTGGTTGCGAATTGCGGCATTATCGGCACTGCTCATCATGTAGGTGTCCGGCTGTCCGGAAATACCGAGCCTCACGCGGGCGTAATTATTCCCGACGGGCTCAGAAAATCCGGTAATTTCGCCGCTATTGTTCATTGAGGGTACAGAGGATGCAAGACCGAGTCCGGCATAACAAGTGCCGTTAAGTCCGATAGTAGCTGCGCCAACTCGTCCGAAAAGGGCGTCCAGAAAGTTATTTGATACAGATTCTCTAAGCATTTTTCTTTTCTCCTTAATAAAATATTTTTATGAAATTTCGCTGTCGATATAAAGTTGATCTCCGACTTGGTGTGCTTCATAAACCTGCTCAATGACCAGGATGCCACCAATCTGCCAAGGATCTATCCAAAGAGATACTGATTTCAGACCGCCATTCGCTGCAAGAGAAATTCCGGTCCTGATGGATAACCCGTCAGATAAAGCCGTTGCCAGACACCCGGAAAGCGACATTGCTATCTTAGATGCTGATGACGCAGGTAGCGACACAGACGGGAAGGGCACTCCGGTCATTTTCACACCGATCTCTCCCGTACCCTTTATCTGGCTTGCATCCCCGATATTGGCATTTCCGTCTGTCTTTATGTGGACAGGCAAAAATCCAGAGATTATCGGAGCGCTGCCGGAAGATGCCGCCGCTGCCCGTGAATTGATCCTGTATGTTCGGTTCGTTCCAACAGGCGCGGATCTCGGAGCAGACGTTTCACTTTTTAACTTGATGTTTATGCGTTCCTTGCGTGTCAGGTCTGCTGCACCTTTTATAAAAATTATCGGGATCAGCCGGAAATGCAGGCCAGATTTAAATGCAAACGGCTCAGAGGGAGGGGTCTGTAGTCTGCCTTTCGCTTCAGCTGCGATTCTGGCCTTATGCTTGATCGGAGCGGATGAAGGTGTTGAGGCGTTTCCGAAAAGACGGCTTTTGAAAACAGAAATGAAAGAATGAAAGGACTTTTTTACTCTGCCTGCCGAATCCATCAAAAGACGGTAATAATGATGGTAAATCACATCTCATCGCCCTCCCATTTTAACTGTAGATTTTGTAAACAAACGCCCACTTGGCACCGTTCCACATCGCCATCAGCTCATAGATAGATTCCGCTACGGTGAAGTCGATGTCCTCAAGACCAACCGTATTGCTTCCTGTAAACTCAATTGCAGGAACGGTATCTCCAGTGGAGAATTGCCAATATAGCATATCACCGAGATTCGTTCCATCCTCCGCAGAGACGGAAATGTCCTCCTCCACCAGCCCAATGTAGTACATAGTGTTTGCTGCAAAAATTCCAGAGAGTGGAATTGCCTGTACGACTGCTGCCTTATTCTGCTTTTCTGCCATTGCCTCCGGCAGCATCACGCCCTCGCGTACCTTAACTGCATCCGCGTCCAGCAGATAACCGTCCGCGTCGTTTTTGATATTCGTGTTGATCGTTAAAGCCATGCTCTTTCCTCCTAAATAATCCGATATCTCGCCTTGCCTGCGCCGGTAAAGATGTCCGTGCGGTAGGCGTAGTAGGAGGCCATCGCGCCGTTGGCCTGCGTGAACGTCACGCTCGACCCACCGTAGGTATTTACGTCCGCCCACTGCCCGAGCACATTCGTCTGGATCCTGGCGTTTTCCTTCGTCGTCAGAATCCAGATGCAATCCCCCACAGCGTAGGAAAACTCCGCGCCGCTCGTTTCAAATGAGGAGAGCGCTGCTTGCTTCACGCATTCACTCGCCGTTGTTGGAGCCACCCCCGGAGAGCCAACCTTACTGTAGGCGTAGCGGAAAAACCGGATAGGCAGCGTCTTGGATGCCTTTGCCCCTCTCGCATCTTCTACCTCGAGCGTCACATTCGAGTCTGCATTCGTATTGCCCACAATGGCCTCAAACATGGCGCGCAGATCGCCGGGCAGCTCGCTCGTGCTTCGGATGCTGCTGTCCAGATTATTGAACTTTAGGGACCTGAAGCCGATGCTCTGCGTCGCCGGGGCTTTATTCAGCGTCCAACTGAAGTCCAACCCAGAAACCTCTGTCCCTATCTCGTACACCGTCGCCTTGTTGCAGGTTAGCGAGGTAACGGTAATAGCCTTATAGAGCGATAGCGTTCCATCCTCGGCAACATCGAAGTCCGTCCCAATCTTGACGACCCCCGCCGTTTCTGCCGTGGCAGCTGCACCCGTTCTCGCCAAAGCGGCGTTGAACTGCGCCTCCGTGCCGGTGTAGCCGCCATCCTGTGCCGATGCGTATGCGCTCTTTCCTGCATCGCCGGTGGCGCCCTTTTCGCCCTTCGCCGCAATGAGCCGCCAGTATTCCGCGTTTGGCGGAGCGATACCGGTGCATGGCTTGATGCAAAGATAGCTGCTGCCGCCGTAGGCGACCTTATTGCCGACGGCATAGGCTTTGGAGGCGCTGTAGTCCTCCCACACATTGCGCGCGTTCTCCGCGCTCACGCGCTGCGATTCGGCGTTCTGACGGGCAGCCTCATTGCTCTGCCGCTGTGTTTCGGCATTGTCTCGCGACGTCTCGGCCTGCACGCGCGCAGTCTCATTTGCCTTGCGTGTATCCTCGGCATTAACACGCTGCGTTTCGGCAAAGCCTCGGCTATTCTCCGCCATCTGGCGCAGCTGCTCATTGGTCTGTCTCTGCGCCTCTGCATTTGCGCGAGCGGTTTCCGCGCTCGCTCTTGAGGCTTCTGACGTTTTCCGCTCTGTTTCATTCTGCACGCGCGCCGTCTCCGCGTTGGCCCTTGCGCCTTCCGCTGTTGCGCGATTTCCCTCCGCGGTGACACGCGCCGCTTCATTGCTCTTGCGCGTCTCCTCATTGGTTTGCCGGGTTTGCCGCACCTGCTCTGCTGCGACACGCGCCGCTTCATTGCTCTTGCGCGTCTCCTCATTGGTTTGCCGCACCTGCTCTGCTGCGACACGCGCCGCCTCCGCCTGCTTGCGGCTCTCCTCCGTGGCGTCCTCCGCCAGCACCGCCGGGATCAGGGTCTCGTTGATGTACTTCTTGATGATGTTGCCGGATTCGTCAAACTTGGCTTTCAGCTCCGCACTGGTCAAACCGCCCACGTCGTTCGGCTCATCGTCCAGCTTTTGGATGATGTTCAAATCGCCGTCCAACAATTCAAGCTCGATCGGTGCGCTCTGGATGATATTCAGATCGGCGCTCAACTTCTCACTCATGCTCGTTCCCCTCACATTCTCGGGACTGCGCCCGTTTCATTTATCTTGCGCTGAAGCTCTCCGTAGCCTGCGCCGCCGCGCAGCGGAGCGCCTTCGCCGGAAAGCTCGTCCGCCATGCCGTCACCGCCCTGCGGCATGGTGGGGTCAAGCATCTGCTGCCCCTCCAGCGCTGCGATCAGCGCATCCTTGTCCGTGATCTGACCCGCCGGCAGTCTCTTGATGTATTCCACCGTGCTGATCTTGTTCTGCATCAATAGGTTATCGAGCGTCTGCATTTCCGCGATCTCGCTCCAATAGCTGCTCGCGCCGACGTCGAGCTTCACGCTGCACGGGATGTTGCGCAGGGCGGAGAAGTCAAAGGAAATGATCTCCTTCTGCCCACCGAACGGCGTGGGGATCTCAACATAGCGCGTCCCGTAATACTCGCCCATAAAGGCGATGTAAATGCGGCCCAGGTCCTCAATGCTCTGCAAAAGCGCCTGCTTCGTCAGCTCCATCGGCGTCGCCGCGGCGCGCTGCAGGGCGATGATGGCGCTCGTGTTGTCCGGTCGCGTATCGCCGAGGGCAACGTCCGTCGCGCCGAGAAATTTCTGCGTGTAGCTGATGGCAAGCTCGATAAACTGGCTGATTTGCGGGCTGATGCTCGCCGGGTCGATGATCTTTGCCACATTGTCCACGCTGCCGTTCACGGCGATCTGTGCGCCCACGCGATTCGACCATTTGGCGACCTTCGTCTTGTCATATATGATCTTTGGGTAGGCGAGCGTCATGAGCGAGATCATAGACATGGCGAAGAGCTTGTTGACAAAGATCTGGTTCGGGATCAGTCCGGTTATCATCGCCTGCCCGTGATAGCAATCATGCACGAAGTCCCACGGCATCCATGTTACGGGGTAAAGGCTGATGCCAAGGTCCGTATCCGCGCGGAGCTCCACGCTCTTGGTGCATTCGTAGCTGTGAACGTGCCCGGTCTCGTCGTCCTTCCACAGGTAGACGAGCACCGTCACCTTGTCGCCGCCCAGCTCGTCCATGTGGCTGTTTTCGCCCTCACTCTCGTCGGCGATGATGCTTTCGGTATCTGCCTCATCGGCGCCGTAGCGGCGGGCGCGCTTGCGCGCCTCGCTCACCATCATGCGCCGCTCGATGATCAGGTAGGGCTGGCTCTGCACGTCGCGGTTGTTTGGGTTGCCGAAAAGCACCTGCGTGTTCTTGAGCACCTCGGTCCTGACGATGCCCTTGGCGTCCTGCCCGGTCTCCTCGTCGGGATCAAACCAGCTGAATGTGCAGCCGTCCCCGTCCACCGCCGCATTGCGGCAGAACTCACGAATGACCGCGCCCATCTTATTGCTTTCAAACAGCGCAAGAAACTGGTCGTTGAGAATGCTTGAAAGCGTCTCCAGCGTCTGCTTGTCTACGCCGCTGCTCGAAGGCATCGGGTTTGCGTGCAGCTTGAGGTTGTCCGTCGAAACGTTGGCAACGGAGAAGAGCACCACACGCTTGAGGAAATTGAATACCGGCGTCGGCAGGCCGTTGCTCTTCACGCCCTCCCACTGCTTTCCGACAAAGAAGTCCTCGTTCGTGCTCACGGTATCATAGAGATCGATGCCGTTGTTGAAGCTCACGCCCTTTTGGTATCGCGCGGCGACGATCTCCGGCGTCGGGGTAAAATCCATCATTTGTCACTCCCTCACTTTACATTTCCTGCGTACCGCAGCTGAATATCCGTCTCCAGCACCGTCGCTGTGGCGCTTGCGCTCACGCTCTTGAATACCAGCCGGTAGAAGGTCGCCTTTTTCACCTTGAGTTTCAGCCGCTTCACCTGCGCCTTGTGATTCGTGCGAAAGCTGAAATGGTTGAAATCCACATGGTTGAAGGTCGCTAAGTTCATTGCAACGACCTTCTCCGGGTAGTCGCTGCGGCGGTTGCTCTCCGCCGTCACCGTCACGCGCGCGTTGGCCTCCGGCTCGATCGCCACGAAGATCATAGGGCTGTATTTAAGCTGCCAGTCGCGCCCGAAATCCATCAAGCCGGTCGCCGCGTATGCGTCGATCTCGGCGCCGTCGTCGTTGCGGTAGGCACGGGAAAGATGCTTGATCTTCCCATCCGCGGTAAAGCCGTATGCTTCGCCTTTGATGTCCAGCATGGCGAGGAACGGCATATTCGTGTAGATGTACCAAGCATCGCTCGCGTAGTTGAGGATCAGTGCCGTGCCCTCGCTCAAAAACCAGAACTCATGCTCATTTTTGCGGTTGAAGGTCCGCGTTTTCTCCGGGGCAAAGCCCTTTACCGTCTCAAATACGCGGTCGCTCACACGCTTGGCATTGGTCTGATTGTCCGTGATGTAGCCGCTCGACGAGGTGGCCTGCCACTGATACACGCCGCCGGTCTCCAGCGTCAGCGGGTTGTTCTCCAGAAGCTGCGCCTGCCCCAGGGCCTCGTTGCCGATGCTTCGGTTCAGCGGCGTCACGTTAAATGCCGCCACCGTCATGCTGCTATCCAGCGTCATTGTGCCGTACTGTACGCTCCACGCGCTCCCGCTCTTGAACGCGATCATGCGCGCGTAGTGTCTCACCAGCGCCGTGATGGGCGTATTGCTCTCACCGATAGCGATCTCGTAAAGGTCGGGGAAGTAATCCGCCGTCGGAATACCGTCCGCGTCGATGCCGGAATAGAGCGTCTTGCTGCTCCCGTCGCCGTAGAGAAAGACGCGCGTATCGTTCGCTCCGTTAAAGAGCTCCGAGTAGTGCATCCCCTCCACGTCGCTCCGCGCGCCGGTTCCCTTGCGGTAGGTCACCGTCACGGTGTTCGTGCCGCGCGCCGGCGCGCTCGCAAAGGTCAGCTTGCCCGCCGCAAGATCGCTCGTATAGGTCACGTCAGTGCCCTCTACCGCGATGATCTCGTCCGCCTCTTTTTCAGGCAGGTAAAAATCCTTTGCCTCGCCGTCCGGGCTGTACCGTACCTTTCGCTTGCCCGTCAGGCGGTTCAGATTCTCCAGCAGCGTGCCGCTGCCTGCCGGTGTGGTCGCCGTCATGACCGTCGGAATGTATCCCTCCACAGCGGAAAAGCTCTTATCCGCGCTCCCGTCCCAGCTCATGTATTCGTGTCCATTGAGCAGGTATACCTTGCCGCCGAAGCCGAAAAAGTGCGTCGTGTCCTGTGTGCATTGCCCGACGACCGTCGCCGTCGAAAAATCCGCGGCAACATCAAAGATCAAGCCGCCGAACGCGCACAGCAGATGCCATGCGGCCCCCGCAATGCCCTCCCACGCGCCGCCAAAGGCCGGGGAAGCGGTCGGGGCGGTGTGGGATTCCGCCCAGGTCTCCCATGCCGTCTGGAGCGTCAGAACGGTCTTTGTCCCGGGCCGCACCTGCAAATGCCGGTCGCGCGTGATCTTAAAATTGCGCATCTCGGAAAGCTCTCCGTCGCGGATCTTGGTGTCGCCGTCCGGGTTCTCGTTCAGTCCGAGAAATGCATTGATCTTCATAACGCTTGTGCTGCTTCCTGCGTTGATCCGTCCCATGTTATCCTCCGTATGCCATATAGTCCTCGCTCATTTCGCCGCCGGTCATGCTCTCGTCGTAATCGACCTCGCCGTCCTCCGGCTCCTCGCGCACCTCCGGCATCTGCGCCCCCAGCGTGCGGGTAATGGCGTAATACCGAATGGAATCGCAGATATGGGTGATGTCGTGCGGCTCGGTCGCGCAGTCGCTCGCATTCTTCGCGTCGTGCTGGATGACGGGCAGATTGCGGATCAGTCCGGTGCAGTCCCGCGTGACCAGCAGCCCCGGGCGGTCGTTATCGCTCCTCAGGGGCTTTAGCATTTCCTTGAGCGCCATCCAACCCTGCACGCGGTTGTTGCTCGCCCGCAGAAGCCCCACGCCGTTTTCGGCGTACAGCTCCGCCATGCTCCGTCCGCTGTCCTTTTGGCGGTTCCACATATCCGGCGGGGCGATGGTAAACTCGATGTGCTCGTAGTCCGGCGTGAGCGAAAGCATCAGCTTCGCCGCCTCCGATACGATCAGCCCGCTTTGCTGCACCTCGCGATAGACGTAGCTCCTGCCGTCAAAGTCCTGCGCGATCCAGAGACAGGCGAACATATCGAGACCGTAGTCGAACGCGCGGTATTTCTTCCACTCCGCGGGGATGCGCACAAACGGTTCAATGACGTGCGTCTCCGGTCGGAACTCGGGAAAGAACGTGCCCGCCAGAGCGTCCCAATCGCCGTAGCGGTGGGCGCGGCGGATATCCTCGGGCAGCAGGTCCAGCATCTGCTTGTATTCGGGGGACGCCGCCAGCAACTGCGGGTTGTCGTCCACCGTCGCGGGGATAAAGGTGTAATCCCCGGCGCGCTCGCCGTCGCGGTATTCGCGGTCGATGAACAGCCGCTTCACCCACAAATGGCCGATGCCGCCCGGGTTGCAGGTCAGATACATTCGTCTCGGGACGTGCGTCGCACCGCGCAGACACGCGCCCAGCGTGCGGAATTGGCTCTCCGTGAACTGCGTCGCCTCGTCCATGAAGATCCAGTCGTATTCCTGCCCCTGATACTCAAGATCGTCGTTTGCGCCATAGTGTCCAAATTTGATGGTCGAGCCGTTGACGAAAAAGAACATGTGCATCGTCGCGTTGTAGCTTGCGATCTCCTGCGGGATCATGCGGCGCATCGGCAGGATGATGCTCTGCTCCAATTCGGGGTATTCGCGGCGGACGATCAGAATGCGCAGGTTCGGATAGGCGAGCGCCCCGCCGAAGCTCTTGCGCATCAGAACGTAGGTCTTGCCGCCTCCTCGCGCTCCGCCGTAGCCGACGTAGCGGGAGCGGGCCTGACAAAACAGTTTCTGCTTGGGGTTGAGGTCCCCCATGTCGATATTCACCGTGCCGCCGGTGTTTGTCATTTTGCCGTATGCCATTTCTCAACCTCTTTGAAGTAGGGAAATAGGGGCATGAGTGCGGAACTCATGCCCCTATGGTCGGGAGCCTTATGCGTATGCCTTGCTGCCCTCAATGCCAACGCAGCCGTCCTTGGTGCCGATGGCACGCATGGTCTGGCCGGCAGTCAGCGTGACCGCGGAGCTGTAGACCTGCGCGGTGGTGGAGTAGCGGGGGTTGGTGCCGTCCACGGTGTACTTGAAGGTAACACCGCTCACAGCGGTAATGCTCACCGCGTGAGACGAGATCGCCATTTCGGGCGCCGCGAGGACCGCGCTGGACTTGCCGCAGACCGCCACGCCGTCGCCCTTCGCGCCCAGCACGAAAGCGTCGTAGTAGGTCACGCCCTGCACCACGGGGCCGGAATAGCCCTGCACCTTGGGCAGGATGTCATAGTTCTGCAGCTTGACGGGGTCGACCGTGCAGCCCTTGTGCTTGATGAAGAAGTACACACCCGCGGGCATATAGCTCGTGGGAATGGGCTTGACGCGGCAGCCGTCGAACTCGCCGACGACGCCCTTCGCAAGCGCCTTCGCGCCGAGCGCGTCCACGCCGAGGTAATCGGGATTCTGCTTGAGCAGCTTGTACATTTCGGTCGTGATGTACAGCGTGCGGTTCTCCAGCGGCACCAGCGCGTCGGTCATCAGCGCATTGAGGTCGATGATAAGGCCGCCGATGGTGCTCTTGGTGGGGGCGGTATCCTCCGCCTTCTGGATGTTCGCGCCCATGACCCACTTCTTGATGCGGTGCTTGTCCATGCCGGGGACGGTCACCTCGTCGAGCTGGCGGCGCAGGGCGCGGGCCGCGCTCTTCTCGATGGCCTGATCGCTCTGATCGAGCGCGTCGATGGTGAAGCTGAACGCGGGGGACTTCTCGCAGGTCATTTCCTGCAGCGTGTCGCCCACGTCATACACGGTGCCGAAGCGGTTGGAGCCGCTGCGGTTGTACTCGCTCTCGGGTACGGTGTTCACGCTTGCGACGCGGATGGTCTTGCTGCCGGGGGCGAGCCAGCTATAAGCGTTGCCGCAGTCGTCGGCGGTGATGGATGCCTTCTTGAAGCGTTCTGCGATCTTTGTCGCGTATTTCACAGCATAATTGATGCTCATTTTCGTTCCTCTCTTTCGTCTGCCCGACGACGGAAAGGAAGGTTATTCGCCCCATCCCTCCAGGAACGGATCGCGCCAGCCGGCGTTCTGTCCGGCGCTCTGCATACTCCCGGTGGAGCGTGCGGCGTTTTTGACGTTCTGCTGCGCCGCCTGTGCGGCGCTTCTGGTGCGCTCGGCCTCCTCGCGGGCCTGCTTCGCGGTGTATTTGGCGTATGCCACCGTGAGCGAGCTGCCCGCGGCTACGGCGTCCCACACCTCCTTTGGGATGGCGTCGGGATTCCTTGCCACGTCGGGGTATTCTCGTGCAAATTCGTCGATATCCGCCTTTCGGCGCTGCGCTGCGGCGTTGGCGGCTGCATTGGCCTGCTCGGCTGCCTGACGCTCGGCTGCCTGCTCCGCCTCTCTGGCGGTGACGGCTGCCTCGCGGTCCTCCAGCTCGATGCTGCGGCGGGCTTCCGCCTCGCTCAGACCGTCGGCCTTCTTCGCCTCCGTGCGCAGGAAGGAAACATAGTCCGCGACGCTCACGCCCTTCTGCTTGGCGAAGATCGAAAGGATCTCCATCGCAGGCTTGCTCTCGTCGTATTTGGCGCGAATGCGGTCGTAATCCATGCCCTTCTGCGCGAGCGTGACCATTTCGGCCTCGCCCACGTTCTTGGTCTCGTCCATGTGGCGCAGTGTCCACGTCTTTTCCGGCGCGTCCGCCTTCTGCTCGGTGGTCTCCGTCTGCGCCTCCGCGCCCGCCTCGGCGGCAGTCTCAGCGGCCCCGCCGTCCGGCGCGCTCTGCGCACCCTCGGTCTCGCTCGCCGTTTCCGTCTCCTCTTCGGCCGCGTCCTCGCCCTCGGCAGTCTCCGAGGTCTCGGGCGCGTCCTGCGCGGTCTGCTCGTCGCCCCATCCGTCCAGAAATGCGTCCTGCTGGTCTGCGTTCTGCTCTTCCTGTACGCTCATGTTCTCGACGTTTTCCATTGCTTCCTCCTTGCTCCGGCTGGTCTGCCGGGCATTTTATTTTTGCGGTGCTGGTCTGCACCGGCTTTTACGATCTTCTGCGGCTCTTACAGCCATGCGCCGTATTCGCCGTGCTCGATGCCGCCGTACACGTCCTCCACCTCACCGATCTCACTCGGCAGGCTGTTTCGTGCCAGCGCGATGCCCTTTTCAAACTCGTCCCAATAGGCGTTGTACTTGTCTCGGTCGTCGTCGATGATCAGCAGCGCCGCCAGCCCCCACGGGAGAACGGATTCGCAGATGTACTGGTCCAGATCCAACTCGTCCGTCAGCGCCTCCGGCATCCTGCACACGGGGCGCTTGCCGTCCGTGCTCGCCGCATAGGTATCGCTCACGGGGTAGACGCGCGGGATCAGATTCCGCACAAGGCTGACCGCCTTGACGCGGTACGGCTTGGTGTCCGCCGTTTCGGTCGAGCCCGTCGATTCGTTCTGCTCGTCGATCAGGCGGATCGCGCTGTCAAAAATATCCTGCACGGTGTAGTTCACGGCGTTTCCTCCTTGCGCTCCCGCAGGCCGACGTGATAGGTCATAATGGCCTCGATGCCTTCGTCAATGCTGCCGGGGGCCGGTCGCTCGGCAGGCTTTTCGCCGTCCTCCGGCGCTTTCCCGGCGGCAGGGCCTTCGGCTTGCTTCGGCGCGCTCGCACCGAACGGCTTTGCCTGTCTCCGCCCCTCCGTCAGCGTCAGGCTGAGGTGATAGAGCTCGACGGACAGGACGATCACCAGCAAAAATGTGTTCAGCATACCGTCACTCCCAATCGCTCTTGTCCATGTTCTTGCCCATGTTCACGTTCACGCTGATGTCCTGCTTCGCCTCGATCTTGTCCTGATACCCGGCGAAGCGCTTCTGCTTGAGCATGAAAATGACGAACGGGACGTATGCCTTGTTGCCGGTCGTCAGCAGGTTCATGTACTCTGCCGCCATGCGGCTGTAAGCGTCCTGCGTGGTCTCCTGCAAGTATGGGCATTTCTCACCGTCGAACCAGCCTCGCAGCGTCGAAACGCTCACACCGAGGAACAGGGCAAGCCCCTGTTCGCTCACGACCTCGGCCGCAGCTCCGTCGGCATCCGTCGCCAGCGCTTTCTCAAAATAGCGGTCAACGGCTTCCTGCAGCGCTTCCGTCGTCTTGTACCGCGCGCCGGCATTGTTCCCGCTGCCGTAAAAATTCCGCTCCGACTTCGTTTTCTGGTGCTCGCCGTTCTGCGTTTCCCTCTGCGCTGTCTTTCTCGCCATTCTCCCGCTCCTCTCTCCGTATTCGCCGCACTTTCAGGCGGGCTTTGCGCCCATTGCCAAAGGCAGTGGCTCTCCTCTTTTGGAACGGCATTGCAGTCCCGCCCTGCTTTAGCGCTTCAGGGAAAGTCCCCGTCACTCGCTGTGGTCTCCTCTTGCGAGGCACCTATGCCGCGTATGTCTCCCCTTGGCCACATCGTTGAGAGGTGCGCTAAGGTCTGCATCATATCTCCCTCCCGTTTATCCCGCCGTCGCGCGGTCGGCCCCTCTTCCGAGCCGCGCAGGCAGCAGGGCGGGCAGGGAGGAGGTCGGCCCTTGCCCGCGGCATCCGCGGCTCTCGCCGCAGGAAGCGTCAAACTGCAAAATATTTTCTTCTCCCCTCAAGCGTAACACACGCGAAAGAGGTTTGCAGTTCTACATTTGGAATATCTCTTGCCCCTCTGACAGCAGAAAAGGCGACCACCCTTTCGAGTGACCGCCCCCTGATTTTCCGCTACCCCCATCCCATCGCCGGGGCACCATCTTCCCCGCATGGAGAACATGGTCGATTTCGACCGGCTTCATTGCTTCGATTTCGATGCCTTTGCCCATTGCCGCAATGGTCCCGCCCGTTCTGCCAGCAGCATCGGTCGATCCTAACGCATTCCAACGTATTGTCAACGCACTCTAACGCAATCCAACGCTTTTGTTGCTGTAGGGGACGTGTGAGAACTATCCTACCCCTTCCTGCGAGACCCCCACCGTTTTTCCGCTACCCCTCCCCCTTTGCCGTAAAGACTGCCCCATCGAAAACGGCCTGACCGCCTGGACACCTCACCGCGGAGCCGGACCACCGAAAAAGCCCCGGCTCCCGAATTGCCTTTGCCGAATTGCCCCCGGAAGCCTTGCGCGCTCCCGCGCTGCCGCCCGGAGCAATCGCATGGTCTCCCCGAATTGCCGCCGATCCTCGGCCTCGCGTTCCCGCTTTGCCCATCTACCCGGCACCAAACCGACGCAGTACGGACGCAGTAAACCCGGCAAAGCCCAGCCGTTGCTGGCATTGTATTTAACCACCTGTTAAATTGTCCGCCTATCCGCTCCCGGCTCCTCGCCCGAAACGAAAAAGGGCCGTCACCCCATCTTCGGGGCGGCGGCTTGCTGCTTTCTGCTCGTTCCTCCATCTGCCATAAGCTGTGCTAATACCTATCGTCAATTCTACGCGATTTTTTTATCTCTCCATGTCCGTCTATCCTACTCCCTGCTATATCCTCCCTATATCTCCTCCTGTATTATCCTCGTAGTCTCTGCTTCTCTCGTACTCTCTGCGTGATCTATACTGCATACTCCTAACGTACTCTTGGTGTATTATCTATTCTCCCCGCCCCGTCAGAAGAAAAGGCTATCAAGAGAAGAAAGCACCAAAGTACAGCACGGAATACGCCACCCCCAAAGAAAGAACCCCCTTAAGAAAAGAAAATATATAAAAGAAAAGAAAATCCCCCTAAAGAAAGGCCCCCTCCGGACTGGCGGAGAGGGCGGGGGAGCCGGCGTTACAGTTTGTCCCGGATGGCCTCAATGATCCATTCATTGACGCTCTGACCGTTGGCGGCGGCGGCGGCCCTGATCTGGTCTTTGCCCGGGTCCTTGCCGCGGCGCAGCTTGACCGTGATTTTCTCGTTGTTCTCGCGCTCCCATTTGAGCGAGGCGGCGCGCTGGGCCTCCGTGGTGCGCAAAGCCTTGTCCTGCATGGTGTTTCGCCTCCTTTTGCCTCCTATTATAGCGCGTTTGCGCGTATAAGTCAGCCTGACAACATACACAAAAAAGTCCGCCTGATATTTGGCTGAGGCGGAGATCCGGCTGCACGGCTACCTGATCCGACCCGATACCCTGACCGCCGATCGCATCCAGTATAACGACGAGACCGCCGCGCGGCTGATCGAGGATTGCCGCCGCCTCGCCGACCAGCTCACCGACTACCGGCAGGCCCTCGCGGAGCGCTACGCCGCCCTCGCAACTGCCGCATACCGTGACCGGCTGGAGCTGACCCGTGACCCCGGTTACAGGGGCAAGGCGGTGATCTACTTTGTGCGGATCGTCCGCACCTATGAGGACGGAACCACGGAGCGCGTTTTGGACGAAAAGTATTTCGGCACGGAGCGCCGGAAAGCCTTTGCCCGCTTTGCCGAGCTGCAAAAGCAGCGCCCTGGCATCGAGACCATGCAGGACACCGAGAAAAAGCCGTGGGAAAAGTGAATGACGCAGTACGGACGCAGTAAACCGCGGGAGCCCTTGAGCCCCCGCGGTTTTTAAAAGTATTAAATCGGATAAAAATTATGGTAACTTGTCCGCCCGTATGCTGCGGAAGAAACTCTCCAGCACTGCGCGGCACTCGTCCGCGAGGATGCCGCCGACGAGCGCGGGGGTGAGCGCGAACGGCTCCATGTAGAGATTCAGCACGCCGCCGCAGGCGCCCATCGCGCGGTCGCGCGCGCCGTAGTAGACGCACGGGATGCGGGCGTTGAGGATCGCGCCGGCGCACATCGGACACGGCTCGAGCGTGACGTAGAGCGTGCAGTCGTCCAGCCGCCACGAGCCGACCGTCTCATTCGCCATGGCGATGGCCTCCATCTCGGCGTGCGAGGCGGTGGACTGCTTCTCCTCACGGCGGTTGCGCCCGCGGCCGACGATCTCGCCGCCGCGCACGATCACGCAGCCGACCGGCACCTCGCCCGCCGCCGCGGCCTCGCGCGCCAGCGCGAGCGCCTGCGCCATGTAATTTTCCTGCTCGGTCAT